AGCGGCGAACTGCTCTGCGCCCCTTAACGTAGCCATCGTGGTATCCAGAGTAGCGACCTATAGCAAACGATCCGACTGCTACGCCTAGAATGATTAACTGTAATACTGTCATCTTTAGCCCTTCTGCTCCGTATCTCGGAGACAGCAGAAGTATTACATCAGATGGATGCGACAGCCCCCAGATTTAGATAACAAACGTATAACAATTTCAGCAGGATTCTCATCCTCAAAGACTGGACTAGCGAACCCGTCCATAGACCTTCCCCTGCACAATAAACGTGCCGTTCTTCTCGATGTGGATAATGTCCACTTGGACGTTAGAACCCTTGACGTACATGATGGCAAAGGCTTGCTGCCAATTCGCCGTTCCCTTGGTGTATGAGGCTTGTCTAAAGTCCATGAGATTACCTACCTCAACTCCATGCAGAACACGCCCTAAACGCCCGCCAGAGGCTTCTGTGAAGGCGCTACGCCCTGCCCTATGGGTATGACCAGAGATGACGTTCTTCCCATGCCTACGGGCTGCTTCAAGGGCTGATAAGCCCCCTAACTGCTTGATGGGTGTGTGGTCTCCATGGACTGCTATCCAGTTGGGTGCTATCGCCATTGGGTTCTTATGGAAGGTTATGCCTAGTTCATCGAACTTCATAAACTTCTCAAATCGAAGCTCAGGCAAGGATAGGAATGATGGAATCTTCTTCATGATAATGTTGTACAAACGATCCGTATGATTAGAACGCAAACAATCCGTAACCCCTAGCTCCCAGAGAAGCTCTACGCATCGGTCACGGTCATCGCCAAGGCTTTGCTCATAGGCTTGAGGCGTACCTTCTGACCACTTGCTTATGGTTTGGAAGTCAATCTCATCACCAATGGTTACTGTCTGGTCTGGCTTAAAGGTCTTGAGGAATCTGGCTATATTCTGTGTTACCCAGACATCGTGAAACGGAACTTGAAGGTCGCTCAGGATTACTATCCTTTTGACTGAAGCCATTAGTCCTCATCATCGTCATCGTATGGGATGTTATCTATGCGATTGGGAAGGTTAGGGATAATCCAATCAGGGAAGGATTCACGATCACCGAGCATCCAGAAAGCATGTGTCTCTGAAAATCCCGCCCTGCGTAAAGACTTGTAATACTCGTTCATCGCTATGCAGTAAGCATCAAGCGCGCTGTAAGTATCTAAGTCTATGACTGGTCGTTTCCTTGCCATAGGTAAAGTGTTACTTACCTAACAACTCAATTATGGTTTCGACACGCGTTTCAAGGCGATTGACCTGATCCTTAATAGATGAGCCGCCGTTAGGCTTCAACTCTGCAAGGTAATGTTTAATCATGAACTGCGTATAAGCAGCCAAGCCGCCAAGGACTGTAACAATTCCTACAGCCCAAGCTGCGAGGTCTGCTGCGCTCATTTCTTAGGGGTTGCGTACCCGAATACGCCCGCTAGTACAGCCCAGAGGATTGAGCGATAGTCGAGTGCAAAGTTAGATGCACCCCAAGCTGCTAAGAAAGCACCTGCTGTCAGGATTGCTGGATTCTTCATGTTCATGCTGTGCCGCCTATCATTGGGATATTAAAGAACGAACCATCTGTATCGCCCTTCTTAGTGAAAGAAATATGGCAATGCTTAGTGTGCGGGTTAATTCCAGAATACTTCCGCCAACGCCACCCCATGCGAGAGGAAGCAATGCGCCCGTTAAAGATGATGTAAGAGATTCTCTTATCTCCACGTTTCGCTGCAAGTCGTATCTGATCTGCAAGATATGGCATGAGGTCTGGCTTTGCTTTGCCAGATAAATCCCTGTCAATGTCAATGGCTCGGACGATACCCGCTGCATCAGGATTGTGGTCAGAAGGACGTGCCGAATGACGTACATCGCCAATCCAGCCGTCCGAGGTTCTATCTCTGTCTGGGTGAGAATCATCTATTTGCAGCCTTAGCTGTTGTCCAGCTTTAGAAAGGGTCGGCGTGTGCTTCATGAGAACACTCCCAACGCTTCTGGCTATTTAGCAATAACTGTTCATGACCACACTCAGGCATTGGTGGGATAAAAGCATCGTCGATTGGATCGTATGTAAAGCCAAGCCCTGCATAGTTATAGCGGATATTGCTGTTGTAGGAAGTGCGAACGCAGGTTTGACCTCTGAACTCGCCATACCAATCTTCTGGGCTTTTGCCTTCGATTAGTTCTGTTTCGTCAATACCAACAATAACTTCTGTGACAATGTTGGAATCATCTAAGAATGCGTAATGTGCCATTATGCCCAGCTCACATTTCCTGTGCCTGCGGTAATTGTTGCGCGCTTGTATCCACCAGAAGCAGAAGATTCTGTTCCAGTAAGACCTGCGCCAATAGTAATTGTGAAAGTATCAGGGTAACGAAGAACGACAACACCAGAACCACCCGCGCCGCCTGTGCGGTTAGATGTATAACCGCCACCACCGCCGCCGCCTGTGTTAGCAGTTCCAGCAACTGTTGCTGTTCCACCACCTGCTGATGCTGTACCTGATGAACTACCACCGCCACCAGCTGCGCCGCCGCCTGCATAAGAAACGCTTGAACCTGAAATTGAGTTTGTTACTCCTGCGCCACCATTTCCTGGCACATTGTTGGTAGATGTTGAGCCATTACTTCCAACGCCTCCCGCACCACCGCCACCGGCTGCATTGTAAATTGTTGAAGAATTGGTGTAACCATCTCCGCCTTTATAGCCTTGATTTGCAGTTCCAGAACCGCCGGTAGTTGTACCAGAAACCGCATCTTCAGCACCAGAACCACCACCAGAACCACCAGTTTGTCCTAATTTATCGGTTGCGGGGTTAGATCCGTTAATTGCACCACCACCACCGCCGCCTGTTGCTGTGACTGTAGAGAAAATTGAATTGATACCATTGTTGCCACGCGCACTAGAGCTTTGTGTTGCTCCACCCGCGCCAATAGTTACTGAGTAATTAGTTGATGGGCTAAGGCTCAAAGCTGATTCTGCTGACCCACCGCCGCCAGTAGGGGAAAGTGTGCAACGGAGACCACCCGCGCCCCCGCCACCGCCGAAGTTTCCAGAACCTGAACCGCCGCCAGCGACAACGAGGTAATCAACTGTTACAACAACTGGTGCAGAAAAAGGCACTCCGTGTAGTGCTGTAATACCATTAAGCATTATCCGATTGCTCCAACAATGTACCAAGCATCTGTGCCTGTCTTAATGCAGGCTGCTGACTTGTACTGTGCGAGAGTGGGTTGCGCTGGAACTGTGCCAGCCGATAAGACTGTTGTTGTGCCTGATGTAACTGCCTTGATTGTGCAGACTCCAGCACCAATGTTGAGGACTGTGATGACTGTGCCAATCGGGAAGGCTACAGAGGCGTTAGTAGGGATATTAAAGGCAATAGCTGTTGCCTTGTCCATAATCTCAAGGACTTGGTACTGATCCGCTAGGACTGCTGTGTAGTCCGCTGTGTTAGCTGTGCCAACTGTAAAGGTTGGGAGCGAATTGTAGGTTGCCGCAGTTAAAACGTCTCCTGTTGTGACTGGGAAGGTTGCCATGTATTGCTCCTAATAACTCAAAGTTGATGTGCCGATTATACCGTATGTACTGCTACCAATAATGAAACCATCCACTATTGGCTCAAGCGTGGTGATTGCTACTTGCATCTTGTTAGCTGTTATATCCCAAGCGAAGCCCTGCGCCTGTAATGTTTTGTTAATGGTCGAGCCTGACTCTGTGACGTTTGTGATGTCTAGGTTGTCAAAGTAATCAAGCCCAATAAGGGTGTCAGTTGGTACTGCTGGGTCTAGTAAGTCCACCAGCATCTCGTCAATACGGATGGTGGTTTCCTTGCGAGTATTGACATAGTTCTGTGCTGCGCCTAATACCTGTGCATCTGTCTCGGCAATAAGGTTCTCTTGGTTCAAGCCATGAGGGAAATACTTGTCAATCGAGGTCTGGCTAAACACGTTCTGGACTGTGCCGCCTGTGCGGGTAAATCTGACATCGTTGATAATGAGCTTGTCATCAAAAGCATATTTGACGTTTCTGTATGGGATGCCTGTGGTTTGATTAAAGATTGTGGCTGTATCGCCAAGGCTAGATGTAACCTCGCTGCGAGACTTATAGACGGCAGTTCCATCAGGGCTCATGTAGAACGCTCCAAGCCCTTCCGAGAACTCTGCGTTCTTAATCGCATCGAGGGTTGTGCGTACTGTGCCTGTGTCTGCAATGCAGGTGGCTTCTCCTGTAGCGATAGATCGCATGGAGTTAGGGAACTGGACATCATCGAGAATCTTGTTAATGCGTGTGCCTGTGGTCTGACCCGCTGCTGTGTCGGCTACTGTGGCGATATTAGACATCTGCAAGAGACGGAAGCCATCTGTACACAAGATGTCCACGTAGGCTGTCTCCTGCCCTACAGGGAAGGTATAGCGGTAGTCATTGACATAGCCAGAGAATAAGAAATGGTCTGCTGTAGCTGTGGTGGCAGAGATGCGCACCTTGCGTAGAGGCACAAGATAGCCAAAGTAAGGTGAAGCTGGGTTCTGTGGGTTAAAGTAGCCTAGAGGGTCTAGCACTCGCACAATGGCTGTGCCAGCATCGTAGGTGTCCTTAAGAATATTACGTCCACGCCTGATTGAGATGCTGTACACATCAGGAGTTAAATCAACTGTAGGAATGATTACATCAGATGAGCCGAATGAATTAACACCGATAACGCCGTTATCTGGTGATCCGATGACGAAGCCTGTACCAAAGGTAGCACCAGAGCTAAAGTCAAAGGTAACGGCTATCTGTGCAGGTAATGTCATCCTGCAAAGCCACCAGTTCTGCGGTTGATATAGGCAGAGTCTCCAGTAGATAACGACTGGTTCTGCAGGTTCTTTGCAATAGCGTTGGTAAGGTCTCCATCGCCTGTTACCTTTAACTCGACCACTACATTGTTAGCGTTAGGGTTGTAGTTAAGCCCTGTGCGGGTGTTGTAGGTAATCATGTTGTCTGATGGCATGGTAGGCACGTTGGTCGGTGGTGGAACAATTGGCGCTACCGAGGTGTTGCCATTAGGTGCGGCTTGTCCGAATGGCGTACCCATAGAGATTGCTGCTGCTTTGCCAGCCAAGTAACTTAAATAAGCATCGAGATACTCAAATGGGTTACGAGCATTAGGTAGAGCTGCAAGGAATCTAGCAAGGTTGCCAGATGAGTCTTGAGCCTTGAGAATCTGATCTGTGAGCTGTTTGGCTACTGCATCGTTGCCGTTAAGCAAAGCCAGTTGAGCCTGTACTCGCATTGTTTCTTCTTGGGTAAGTTTACCTTTGAGGGCTGCTACAAGTTGAACCTGCTCTAGGTCAAAGATTGAAGCAGACTTCTTAAGGCTGTTCTGCTTCTTCTGCTCGGCTGTCAAAGCCTTGGTAGATGCCACTTGCTTCTTAGTTAGGGCTGCAACTTCCTTGGCTCTCTTAGCGGCTGCTGCCTCTGCATCGCGCTGCTGGCGTGTGCGAATTGCTGTACCTGCCGGAGAAGCAGAACGACCAGATGAGACTGTTGGAGTGCGGTCAAGGGCTCTAGCAAGTGAGCCGTCTGCGCCTGTAAGTCCACCAAAAGAAGTGAGGAAGTCCAGACCTTTGTAGAGCAGACGTAAGCCATTGACGGCTTGCGCTGTAGCCATTGTGATTGCGTTAATGCCCTTGGCAATGTTGTCAATAGTCTTTGCTGCATCGCTGGCTTGTGAGCCACCACCAAGGACTGCAAAGGCATTAACCAAGCCCTCGCCGATTGACTCCTTTGCTCGCTCTGATGAGACACGCAGTACATCTAGTTTATATGAAGTAGTGGTTAGGTAATCCTGCGCTGCGCCAGCAGACTTGGCTAGCATTACGCCTAGAATCTCGTTAAAGCTCTTGGTCTGTAGTTCTGCTCTGGTAAGCCCTGTGTTGTACTTGATGAGCCCGCGAGTAATCCCCACATAGCCTTTGCCTAAATCTGTGGTGACTGTGGCTAAATCCACGCCTGATGCTCGGCTTATCTGGATGGCATTGTTAAGAAGCTCTTGAGACTTGGTTAGTGATCCAGTTGTGTTAAGCAAAGATTGAAAGGCTGGACGGAGAACGTCATCTGAAATTGCTGCCGTTTCTTCTAGCCTAGATATAAAGTCAGCAACTTGCACCTTGGAGAATGAAAGCCCGAGGTTATCGACTGCTGTGGCTAGTCTGCGAGCTGCTGCTTCATCTTCTGAGAAGGCTTTGACTGCTGCCTTGCCATAGGCAACTAGAGCAGTTGTGCTGAGGGCTAGCCCAAGATTTCTAATAGTCTTGTTAAGTTTAGCTGCGGCTGTTTCAGCCTTCTTAAAGCCACGAGTATCAGCCTTAGAACCAATCTTAATCTCTTCATAGATTGTTGCCATTATGCTGCCTTCCCAATGCCTTCTTTTGCGCGAGCCCTAAATTGTGTGATGGCTGTGTCAATAGCCTTATTGACTGCGCCCTCTGCCTTGCCTTTGTTATTAGCCCAAGCGCGGTAAATCAAACGCCCACGCCCTTTAAGGCTGCCTGTTAGTGGTGGAAGATTAGCGATAAATTGCTGACCTGCTTTGGGGTTTACTGACTTGCTAAATCTGTTGCTAGAACTACCAGCCTTAGGACCGACCCAAGGTTGTCCATTAGGGTTAGCGCGACCAGCACCTTCGTAAATAGAACCCACGCGGCTGTTGTTCTGGACGCTTGCCATCGAGCTAAAGCCATCTTTGTTTATCTTGCTGGGAGTAGCTGAATAACGAATACCAGCCTTTATGACTCCAGCATTGTAGGTAGGGAACTTGCCTTCGCTAAATGAGCGACCCGCCCAGCCAGACATAGGAGATACGGCTGGAACGAATCCTTTAGCATCCCTAACTACTGGACTTAAAGCGTTGCCGATTTCTTTACGCAAGGCTTTTTCTAAGTCAGGAGTAAAGCGTCTCATTGCTTTGCGTAGATCAGCGTTTCCGCGTATTTCTATTCGCATCGCTCTGCTCCTTTGCTATGTCCTTTAATACCTGTACATGAGCCTTGAAAGCCATCGTAGAAAGTTCCACGATGGAGTTGAACGGAACTCCATACTCATAACTCAATCGAGCTGCGAGATAGGTGAGGGAGTTCCGATCTAACCTAAAGGGTCAGACTCTAAGACCTCAACACTCTTAAGAGTTGAGATAAAGTCCTCGCCAAAAGGCTTGACCACTTCACCTGAGCGGCGGATGGCTTCCCAGCAAATCCAGTAAACCGAACTTTGCATCTGATCTTCAATGAGGCTCTTGTGAAAGCCTTTCTTAAAGTGTTGCTCGAAAGAATATTCAATAACTGGGGTTATCTCATATTCGTTTATTTGTCCGTCTGCCCTTGTTACTTTGAGTTTTGCCATTTTAGCCCCTTACTTAGTTGGTTATTATGATGTTGTTACAGCGATTGTACCTGATACGTTAAAGGTCAGGCTCTGCATGGCAATGTCAGCAACTGAACCATTTACATCGGTGGTATTGTTGATAAGGCATGTCATTGTGTAAAGAGGGTTGGTGGCAGATACGGCAGCAGAAGTCTGCTTGACTGTAACTGTTGTGTTTGTTCCCCATACAGCCTGAAGAGTCTGTAGAACTTCTGATGTCGCTGTATCGTTTAGCAGGTCGATAACTATGTTTGAGCTTTCTAGCCCTTTTACATATTTGTGACCGCCGTCACCCATCGCGGTGACTTCGAGCTCGTCGAATGAACGGTTGATTGTTACTGCTGTGACGTGGTCTGAGAGATCAACTGAATTGATAGTCAGTACAACGCCGTTATTTAAGAATACTGCCATTTCAGTTATTCCTCATCTTTCTTAGTAGTTGGTTTTGGTGCGGGTGCTGCTGGTGGAACTTGACCGATTTTGATTAGAAAGTCGGCTTGCTCCTTTGTCCAATCGCTCATTCGATTAGCTCCATTCCGTTAGGGTACTGATTGCGACATCGCAAGCCAGTAAGTCTCCAGTAGGTAGGTTCAGCACTTTAGGGCTGGACACGCTGCCTACGTTGAACACAATGCTT